CCAAGAGCGCAAGGACGGGGAAGAGTTAGAGGACTCCAATTTAAACGAGAACGATTAAAGAAGGGAGAGGGTTTAGATGCTTACCGATGAACAGATAGAAGTTATGGGCGAAGCGTTAAGCCCTCTTTTTGAATACTTGGAGCAAGAAGTTATAAACGATGTGTGCAGAAGGTTAAGAAAGACTTTGACCTATACACGCACGGCAGAGTTAACCGTTATCAATATGCGCTCACTTGGATTCTCACCGCAGAAGATACAAGCAGAGGTGCTTAAAAAGATTCGTGCGGATATCGCATTTAGTAAGATGGTTGACGAAAACACCCTTGCGTACAAAAGAGATATAAAGAAGCTTATTGACGATATCGTAAACGATGCCATAAAGAGCGGTGACGAGATAATATCCAAGGCAGGGAATATGTCATGGGTTGACGATATGAGTGTTTGGCAATCACAAGGAATGGAGATATCGAAATCACGCTTGCCAAGCCTCATAGATGCCATGCAAAGGCAGACGGGCAGAGATATATTAAACCTTACACAGACCCTTGCGTTTAAGGCTATAAACGGCGCAGAACCCGTACTGAATCTTTACAACATGGAGCTTAACAAGGCTTTAATTAAAATCTCCGGGGGCTTTGATGCTACTACGGTGATTAAGTCGGTAGTAAAAGACCTTGCGCAGAGCGGTATACGCTCCATTGACTTTTCAAGCGGTAGAACGATGCAGCTTGATAGCGCGGTAAGGTTGGCACTACGCACGGGATGCCATCAGTTAAGCGGTCAAGTGCAGGCGCAGAATATAATTGATACGGGTGTACCTTTGGTGTACGTTACAGAGCATGAGAACGCACGTAACAAGGGTATAGGCATACAGAATCACGAAGATTGGCAAGGCAAGGTATATTCTATTCGCCTTGGGAACTACGAAGAAGAAGCGAAGCGCATTAAGCAAGAGCGCATAGACGATTTGTACACGATTACCGGCTACAATATGTATGACCCAAGCGCAAGCAATCCTTTAGGCTTGTATGGTTACAACTGCCGACATAGAACCCACCCTTGGTTTGAGGGTGTATCAGAACTCCCTGCAAGGCTGATTCCAAGGAAAAACGTTGAGTGGAACGGAAGAACCTTAGACGGATACGCACAGATACAAGAGATGCGCCGTATGGAATACACCATCAGAAGGCTCAAACGGGAGCGTGAAGCCATGCAAAGATTAAACATAGATACATTCCCCATTGAGCAGAAGATAAGCCATAAAACGCAAGATTACGGGGCATTTTGTAGGCTATGTGGTGTGAAGCCTTCAAGCGTAAGGACAGACTACCAAGGAAATACCGCAGACTTAACCAAGACCGATGCTTGGAAGCGTTTTAAAAACCTCTAAAATATGGTAAAATATAGGTGTAGACATTTGAGGACACACGCATGGAAAAATTGATTAAGATGCCAACTAAAGATAACCTTTTTGAGTCGGTGCAGAAGATTCTTAAAGAGAATGACGATGTATTGATTCGGTGTTACCCGGACGGTAACGTGATTATTTACCGAGATTCAAAGAAGGTAGTCTACAACGGAAATAAAAATTGATGTGATCGCATTTGAGCGAGTGGAGAAATCCATTCGCTTTTTTTATTGAGTATGAACGCACCGGCACAGCGTTTTAGTCATATTCTGGCACACCTCCTTTCATTTTACGCATCACGGAAACCCTTGGGAACACCCATAACCCAAGGGGCATGGTTCGACTCCATGCAATGCGTTTTCCCTACCGCAGAAAGTGCGGTCAACAAATTATTTAAGGAGAATACAACATGAAGAATATCTTAACCATCTTGGAAGAGCAGAAAGTAACTCTTACCGAGGAGCAGAAAGAAGCAATCAACAAAGAGGTAACGGCAAACTACAAGACCATCGCAGAGGTGGAGAAGAAGGACGAAAAGATTAAGGCTTTAACCGAAAAGGTAGGAACTTATGAAGAGTCCTTAAAGAAGTTTGAAGGTGTTGACACCGAAGGACTTAAAAAGCAGATTACCGAACTCAACGAGAAACTTGCAACCAAGGATAAAGAGTATACGCAGAAACTCGCAGACCGAGATTTTAACGATATTCTTAAGGATTCCATCGCGACCGCTAAAGGCAAGAACGCAACGGCGATAACCGCTTTACTTGATTTGGATGCCCTTAAAGCTTCCAAGAATCAGAAAGAGGACATCAAAGCTGCGCTTGATAATTTAGCTAAGTCCGATGCGTATCTATTTGAAACACAGACAGAGCAGAAGGGAAAACCGCCTATTGGCAAGACTGCTTTCGGTGCTACCGGTGGCGAGGACTTACCCGATAGGTACAAAGGAAACCCCTTCTACCACGCATAAGAAGGAGAAAACACTATGGCAGTTATTTACGGTAACTTACACGTAGACGAGAAGTATTCCAAGTTATTTGAGCCTAATCTTTACTATGAATCAGTATTCGTTGACGGCTTAACATTCACATCCAAGTACGAAGAGAAGGCAGGCGGTATTTATGTTCGTAAGCTTTCATCTACCGCAGTTACTCCCGGCGCTCCCGGCAGAGACTTCACAGATGTAGCAACATCCGATACCCTTATTCCCATCGTACTTAACAACAACTTCCAGAAGTCCAACAAGATCTATAACGTGCAGGCTGAAAACATGGAAGCAGATGTTGCCCGTGAGCAGTTTGAAGTTGCAACCAAGGAAGTTTCCGAAGGTTGGGGACAGAGCGCACTTGCTTGTCTCGTAACAGAAGCAGCACAGACCGCATCTACCGATACAACCATTACAACCGCTAACCTTAAGAAGCTCATCCTTGCAGACCGCGCAAAGCTTGTTAAGGCTAAGGCACACCCCGATGTAGTAATGTGTTCGCCCGACCTCTTCGCAATCCTGCTTGAGACCGCAGGCACACAGTACACACCCGTTATCAACGATTACGCAAACACCAACGGACAGATGGGTAAGTGGCTTGGCATGACCTTTATCGAGGCTAACGGACTCGGTGCAACAACCGCTACTTACTACAACGCAGCAGGCACACTTACAACCGCTACCTTTACCAAGGTTGAGTATGTAATGTACGATCACAACGCTTTCTCAATCGTTAACAACCTTGAAATGGCAAGAATCGTAGATTCCGAAAACTTCAACGGTGTTAAGGTGCAGGAAGAAGTTAACACAGGTTACAAGGTAACCACCGGCGAAGCAGTTCTTTGCAAGTCCATGAAATAAGTAAACCTTTTTGAAGGGAGTCACTAATATGTCATCAATAGTAAATTGGGAGTATTATGACTCCCTTCACAACAATTGTGAATCAGACGAGTTTCCCAAGCTTGAAGCCTTGGCAGAGCAGAAAGTAAGAGAGGTAATCGGGAAGCCCAATTGGGATGCGATTACCCCACAGACATACGGCTATGACGTGCTTAAAGATTGTATTTGCAATGTCATTGATAAAATGATATCCGATGCAAATAGTGGGCGCGGTAAAGGCTTATCAAGCGTATCTAACGACGGATATAGCGAGACGTACGCGATTAAGGACGAAGCCGACCTTCGTAACGAAATGGCATCGAACATCCGCGCATGGTTAAGCGGTACGGGATTAGTGAGGGCTTACTAATGTTATTCACAGATACAATGACGGTATTCAATCAGATTGAAGAGGGTGTTTGGAAACGCTCGATTATAAAAGGTGTTCAATGGGCGCATAACAAGCTTGAAACAATCACTTCCGGCACAACGCAGAGTCAACAGAGGGTAGAATCGATAACGGTTGATTGTGGGCGCGATTACGGGAACCCCGTATACGTTGACCCCATCACATACGCTAATTTGGCGAACAAAGACGGTTACTACACCTTTGATACACGCAACGGGCAAGATATGTGTGTTTTAGGCATATGCAACGAGGATTTGACACCCAAAGAGATTAAGCAGCGTTTCCAATACTTCGGGATCGTGGAGAGAGTATCAGACAATCGGAACAGAGACTTTCTTAAGAACATCAAGGTAACACTACGATGAGCAGATACGATTACGAAATACAGTTTAACTTAAAAGATTGCATCAAAGGGCTTGGGCTTGAACCAATGGGGAGAGTCCAGAAAGTAGTTACTGAAGCGGTCTTAATGTTAAGCGAACCATATGTACCTTTTGATGTAGAGGGGTTGTACGATGACCCCGGAAGGCTAATTGATAGCGGACATTTAGAGGGTACGGATGTTGTATGGCAGACACCGTATGCACGTAGGCTATATTATCACCCAGAATATAACTTCCAAGGCTCACCAAGGCGCGGTGGTTATTGGGTAGACAGAATGTTACAAGAAGGTGGACTTAAGAAGATAGAGAGCATGGCGAGGAAAGAAGCAAGCAAATGACAGTTAGTACCGCATTAATTGAGTGGCTTAAGGGCTACGAAAACATAAAAATCGATACCGACAGACAGAGCGACAGAGCCGTGACCTATGCTTTAGCCAAAGAACCGATTGTCAACATTAAGCGGTATTTATCCGGCACAAGAGAAGTGACCGAGAACTATTTGTTTACGGCACGGCTTGAATCGCAGGAGAATACAGAGCGAATCGACAATGGAACATGGTTTGAAGGCTTGGAGCGATGGGTTGAGGAACAGTACAACGCAGACAACCTTCCCAACGTGGAAGGGGTAAGAAAAGTTGGTGTTACATCTTCGTTTTACGTGGGTGTGGCAGATGCACATACATCAATCTATCAAGTCGGACTTGAAATCATTTACACAATAGGAGATTAAGACAATGGCAGAAATGAGAGAGAAGTTAAGACACTATCTTAACATCGGCTCGGCAACTACTGCATCTTACGTGCTTCTTGGTGATGGTATTACCTCACTTACAGAAGAGTTTAACGCAGAAACCGAGACAAAGCAGTACATCAATCAGGCTAACGGCACAACCAACGTTAAGTCTTATACTCCCTCAATCGCGGTTGAGAAAGAGTACATCAAAGACGAACAGTTGCAGACTTGGCTTGATAACATGGTTAAGACACTTCCTACCGGTAGTGATGCTGATACCGATTATATCCGCTTAAATATCTTCGATACCACAGTAACCGCAAGCGTGTACAACGCAGTCAAGAGAAAATGCACCATCTCTATTGACTCTATCGGCGGTGATGCAGGCAGCGAACTTATGAACTCTTTCACCATCGGCGGTAAGGGTGATGGTGTGCAGGGTACATTCAATGTACAGACGGGAGTTTTCACAACAAATTCATAACGGTGTTAATGCAAATTAACATAGGCTCGGGGGTGAACCTTTCCGCATCTCTGAGCCATAGGAAAGGATGTTAGTTTATGGAATCATTAAGAGTATCAAGGGGAATAGAGATAGAGGTTAATGATTGTGGCGAAACAATCGTTGTCGACGTCGACAATTTGAATTTTGCCAAGGCATTAAAAGAGATTATCTCAATTGGTGAGCAGGAATCAAAGAGAATCGATGAAGCCGATGTTAAGGACGATATCGAGGGCATGAAGCTTACAGTTGAGGTAATGGAGAAAATGAGCGCAAAGTTTGATGAGACTTTCGGTGTAGAGGCGACACGCAAAGTCTTTGGTGACGGGGTTTTACCTTCACCGCTTGCGTTCATTGAGTTTTTTGACAAGTTAGAGCCGATTGTTAAGAAGAATCGTACAACACGCGAAAAGTGGCTTAATGACCGCTACAAGCCCCGTAAAGGCGGTAGATAATGTTTAACATACTGTTAGACCCTTTACCTACTGAATGGCACGGCTACAAGCTTAATACAGACTTTAGGACGGGCATACAGATAAGCCAAGCAATGACAGACCCAGAGTTAAATGATACCGAAAGATATTACTGCATCGCAAGGCTATTGTTTAAAGATTACGGGGCAGACATTGAAGAGATAGCCGAGTGCTGCGAGTGGTTTTTTAATGGTTGGAACTATGATAACCACGTAAAGAGCGACAGCACCGAAACAATAGTATCGTTCGATGTAGACCACGGGCGCATATACAGCGCATTTATGAGTCAGTACCGCATCAATCTTAACACGGCGAAGATGCACTTCTGGGAGTTTATGATATTGCTTTCCAACCTTGAAGAGTGC